CATCTGCTGCTGATTATGTAGATATTGGTGAAGCAAGTGGAACTAAAAAATATGCTCAATTAGGACCGGGTGAGTGGATGTTTTTACCTGTTAATGCTTCAATGGGAGTAAAAGGTTGGACTGCTGCTGGAAAAACTGCAATAGTGCAGTATGCTTGGTTTGAGAAGGTTTAATTTATAAAAAACTAACAAATGGAACTAGAAGGTTTAAAAAACGTAAAAGTAAGTGCACATAGATCACAAATGACATTTTGTGCAAGCTGTAAGAGTTGTCCAGCAATTGACATCTCAACTGAATCTGATAAAGTAGTAGTAGGGGGAGAAGATGAAGGATACACAGAATTTACTAAAGAGCAATTTGAGCTTTTTTGTAAAACTGTTAAAGGAGGTGCTTTTGATAGATTCTTTAAAGATAATAAAGTAGTAATTGATGGATAAACAATGCATATGTGGTAGAACATCTAATGTTGATGGAACTTGTGACGGATCACACTCTAATGTGTGTGATGATGACAGGCTAGATCAGAATGAAGATGTACCATTTGCAGATAAATTTTAAACATTATGCCAGCAAATTTAGAAAAAAAATATAAAAGTAAAAATGGCTTAGTTACTTACTCTACAGGAGGATTAATACCATATGTAAATAATGAAGGAGTTACTGTGCCCGGAATGTATCAAACAGGTGGTGGTCCTGGTGCTCCTAGTATTTATCAAAGTTGGAATATGCAGAGAAAGGACAACAAAAGAAGAAGACAATGGGAAAAAGGTAAGATAGATAGTTCTGATTATCAAGGAAATTTAGCTTGGTTTCAAAACTAAACTGTTATGCCTAAAAAATGGATGCAAACAGCAGTAAAGAAACCAGGTGCTTTAAATGCAGCTGCAAAACGTGCTGGTAAAAGTAAAAGTGAGTTTTGTAAAACTGCAACAGGTAAAAATAAAAAAAGATGCACTCTTTGGAGAACATTTAATAAGTATAGAAAAAAATAAAAATAAATTATTATGAGTATATTTGGAGACATATTTAGAAGAAGATCTAGAACTAATCATCCTGATGGAAGTAGATCTATTGTAGTTACTGACAGACATGGTAACGTTAGAAAAACAAAACAAAAAGGACCTTCTGGTACATTTAAACAACGTTATGATAGAGACGGTAACATGTGGAAAGCAAAACAAAAAGGACGTGGTGTTAAAAGACTGAAACAAAGGTTTGTAAGACAAATGGATCCGCGAATTGAACAAAACATGATGATGACTCAAATGCAAATGGATAATCAAGCTGCTGAAGCAGAAAGATTAAGACAAATGCAAATGGAGTATGAAATGAGAATGTTACAAATGAGACATCAAATGATGATGAATCAAATGGGTCAAAATAGTATAATGAGTCCTGGCTATACTCCACCTGTATATACATCACCTAATAGTGGAATGACTATGAATCCTTACGGAGTTGCTGGTGGTCCTCAAACTCAAATGAGAAGAGGAGGAGGTAAAAGATATAGTGGTGGTGGCTCATATAGAAAACGTGGATATAGAACTGGAGGGGGCAATGGTCCCAATGGGATTTTATAATTTAAATTTAGTGGATGAGCATACTAAAGAAGATATTTTCAGCAGGAGCAAGTAACCTTGTTGAATCAGTAGGTGGAGTCATTGATGACCTAGTAACAACAGATGACGAAAGATTAGCTGCAAAGGCTAAATTAAAAAAAATAGTTCTTGATCATGAGGTCAAGATGCAACAAAACATAACTGACCGTTGGACGGCAGACATGAACTCTGATAGTTGGTTAAGTAAAAATGTAAGACCGTTAGTTCTTATATTTTTAATAGTATGCACTATGTTATTAATATTTATTGATGCTGGTGCAGTACAATTTACAGTAGAAGAAAAGTGGACAGACCTTCTACAGTTAGTATTAATAACAGTTATAGGTGCCTATTTTGGTGGTAGATCTGTTGAAAAATTTAAGAAAAAATAATAATATTTAAAATTTAAAAAAATGAGTACACTTAAAGCAACTTTTGGACTAAATGGAACCATGACAGGTCAAAGTGATCCTGTTACTATTGCAATAAATGATTTTGGAATTGATGTAGATAATCCTTCTGTAACTTCAGGTAGTGGCACAATGTCTGCAGGTAGTAAAGTACTTATAGAAAATGCTGCTGGTGCTGGTGTAGATTATTATGTCTATATAAGAAATACAGGTACAGGTGGTGGTATGACAGGAACTGGAAAACTAAAAATTACTGATGAACATGCGTCTTCTGTAAGACAGATATCTCTATTAGAGGTTGGAGATTTTTTATTTATTCCCATAATAGGAGATAATACTGATGGGGGCGTTCAGATAATGTATGATACAGCAGCAACTAACTATGTATATGCATTCTTTAAAAGAGTATAATAATTTAATAAATAATAGAACATGGCAACTTTACAATCATTTTTCAATTTAACAGGAGTTATTACTGGTCAAAGTGACCCAGTATCTATATCTGTCAATCCGCTTTTAACAGTAGGTGATCCCTCTATAACAACAGGTGGAATAACTACAGCAGCATCAACCAATCAAGAAATAATTGCTGCAGCTGATGCAGATTGCTATTTATATGTACGAAATACAGGAACTGGAGGTAGTGGAGGTGGAACTGGACAAATAGAAATATATACAGTAAGTAGTGGACAACTATTTGGTGACTTAAAAGCAGGGGATTTTGCATTTATACCTATTAAAACAGGTACAGGTATAAAATTAAAATATGCTACTGCAGTTACTAATGTTGAATATGCAATTTTTACTAGACCGTAATGGCAATTAGAAAAGTCACAACTTTTAAAGCTACACAATCAAAAAAACATGGGCGTATAGCTAAAAGTAAAACCACTTTTAATAAAGGTGGTAGTAATTACGTAAAGAAATATAGAGGTCAAGGCAGATAATAAATTATGAAAAAACTGAATTGGTCAGGTTTTAAATGGAGATGTCAAGAACCATGGGGTAAAATTCATCCAGATAAATCTTGGAATTATTATGATGAACTTGCTGTAGAGGTAGATTCCGATAATATCTTACATTTAAAAACTCACTATAATCCCAAAACAATTAGACATCAAAAAGTTACTTATAGACCTAAATATGGAGTGGGTCTTATTTCTTCTTTAGAAAAATTTCATCACGGTTATTTTGAAATAGAAGCAAAGCTTCCTACAGGATATGCATTATGGCCTGCATTTTGGATGTATGGATCACCATGGCCTCCTGAAATAGATATAGTTGAGGCTTATACTGGTAATAGACAAGACTATTTACATTTTAATATACACAATCCACTAGCATATAATAAGATTGAATCATGTATTCACCACGGTGTTGTAGATAAAGGAACTAAAGATAATATACCAGCACGTGCAGGTATGATATTTAAAGATCCTAGAAAACATTTTATTAAATATGCATGTGAATGGACAAAAGATTATATTAAAATATTTTATGATGGTAGGTGTGTAAGAACAATTACAGATGAGCAAATACTAAAAGAAATGGATCAACCACAAATGGTTGTTATAAATAATCATTTAACTGAAAAAGGATTAGATAAAGTAGGAAGACAATCATCTGATTTTCAAATTAAATATTTTAAATATAAAAAAATAGAGGACTAAGTGTCCCCTATTCTTTCTTTAATTAAACCTTCTATAATAATCAGATAGTTAACTGCGTCACCTATCTTCTCTTCTATATAGTCTTTATTAGGAGGCTTATCTAAATTATCTAGCATTGTTTTAATAGATTCAAGATGTTTACATAAGTATTCATATGCTACTTTTTCTGCCTCATTATGAAATGAAAATCCTGTACCCTTTTTAAAGGATAAGAATATATCAGCATCACTAGCGTATTCTTTACTTTTAGATGTAAGTATTTTTTGAGTTCTATTAAAAAAACTTAATAAAAATAAATCAAACTGATCTCTTGTCATTATTATTCATTTAAATTATCTGTGTTTAAATTATTTGGAACATCAGCATCAATATTATCTGTATTCATATCATTTATTTTTTCTTCTTGAGTTTTCATATTAGAAAGATTATCAAAAAAATTTTTAAGTTTTTCAATCATAATTTTAATTTTTTAGGGATTAATAATTATTTAATACCGGTGCTCCCTAGGCCTCCAGTATCTCTTTTTGTTTCATTTAAATCAAAAGCTTCTTGCCACTCTATAGTATCAACTTTACTTAATACCATTTGTGCAATACGATCACCACTTTTAATAACTGCTGATCCTTGATTTAAAGCATAATATAAAATAACTTTTATTTCACCTCTATAATCTGAATCAATAGTTCCAGGACTATTTAATACAAATAAACCTTGTTTAGCAGCTAACCCGCTTCTAGATCTAATTTGTATTTCATATCCTTTTGGTATTTCTACAAATAATCCTGTAGGTATTATACAGACGTTATTTTTCATAACAACATCTTCTTGTAAGAATGCTCTAATGTCCATACCAGAAGACCCTTTTGTAGAATATTTTGGATCTGGATTATTAGAATTGTTTATAAGTTTAATTTGTTTTTTCATTTTTTAAAATATATATCTAATTTTGTTCCAAGGTACAATTTTATTGTGAAGATTTTTAAAACTTTCAATAAATTCTGATTTTAATTTTGCTTTATATCTAATATTTTCTCCACCATATTGCGACTTTTTTGTAGTCTGTAATTTAGGCACCCATAAATCTCTTTCTGTTGTTGGATGTTTTTCTAGATTGTAACAATGTTTATTTTCATTATGTGTTAAAAATATACACTCAGCAAGAACTGTATCTTTGTAGTCTACATAATCATTCATCATATCAAATAATTCTTTATAATCATCTAACCATCCTTTATATACTATAATTGGACTATAGTTAACATGCACATCATAGCCTGCATCAATAAAAGCATCAATAGCTTTAATACGATCTATAATTTTAGATGTATTAGGTTCATGTATATCTGCTTTAATTTGAGGCATTAAACTAAATCTTATTCTAATTTTACCTTTAGGATCAAATTTTATAAGACTAGGATTAACATATTTAGTAGCAAAACTTCCCATAGCTTTGTCATGATTTCTAAAAAATCTAAAGATCTTTTCCCATTCGTGATATTTTGCATGAAGAGCAAAGTCTTCATTACAACTTATATCATATGTAACATATTTACTATGTGTTTGATTTGGTTTTTCTGTGTCATCAAACCAACAATGATCATTTATTGCAGTTAATATTGTTTCAGTATTAGTAGCAATAGATAATCCATTTGGTTTGTGTCTTTTCATATAACAATATGAACAGTTGTACAAACAACCATGACCAAAGCTAGGAGAAATAAAGTCTGTAGATCTACCCGAAGGTCTAATCTTCAGACTTTTTCTTGTTACCTCTTGAATCATATTTTATTGTACTCAAAAGTATCATAATCTTGAGCTTCTAAATCTGCCCACACATTATTAGAGATTTTTTCACCGGCAACATAACCATTTAGATTATCTATCCAATTTTTATCTCTTTCATGTAAGCCAGATTGACTTAATAATTCTGCAGTCATAAATTCATGAAACTTAACTTGATCACTCATCCATGTTCTTGGGTGAGATTTCTTAAAAGAATGTGTAACATGATTATAAAATGTCCATGCATTATTAAGATCAGCATTATAATCATAAGATGGATCTTTCATTTCTGCTTTAATAATAGAAACTTGTGATGCATCTA